GGTGTGGGTTGGGCGCCTCCTGCTCCCCCACTGTCCGAGTTGCTCGCTGCTCAGGATGCGCGGCTTGCGGCGGATGAGCGGGCGCGTGAGGCATCGATCGCCGCAATCCGCAATCTCATGCTGCCGGCCCGAGACCTTGAAGAGGAATGGCTGCTGGGCCTCATCAGCGATGAGGAATGGAGGGTAGCGCTATGACCGACCAGCGGTACGTGTTGGGCATCGCCTACCAAGCCGGCCCCGATCCGCGCATTCAGGAAGGCAAGGACGGCGGCCGTGACTACTTCACGCCCGTCGAGTTGGAGAAAGCAGCCTGGCGCTTCCTAGCGAAGGAGCACACGGTCGGCCTCTTCCACGCGGACGGCACCGAAGGCTCGGCCGACGTTGTTGAGTCCTACATCTACCGCGGCCCGGACTGGCCGGTCGGCGACGTGATTGTGAAGTCTGGCGATTGGCTGCTCGGGGCGATCCTCGACGAGGACTCCTGGGCTCTCTACAAAGCAGGCAAGATTGACGGTTGGTCGCCTCAAGGCACCGGCCGCCGCATTCGGAGCGAGACATGAGCAAGAAGCAGGCACCGTTGACTGAGTTGCGAGACGTGGAGGTAGAGCGCGTCGATGCCGTCAAGGGCGCGGCCAACGGCACGCGGTTCCTGATCGCCAAGCAGGCATCGGGCGAAGTCGGGCTCGTGTCCGCCGATAACGTGCGCGAGTTGCTCGCCGAAGATGAGCCCGGCGATGTCTACCGCGGCCCGGCCGGCGAGGTCATCAAGGCCGAGATGGGCACCTCGGATATCAACGACCTGCCCGACTCGGACTTCGCTTACATCGAGCCAGGCGGCGCCAAGGATGATGGCGGCAGGACGGTCCCGCGTGGCAATCGTCACTTCCCGATCCAGGACGCGGCGCACGTGCGCAATGCGCTGGCTCGGCTGTCTACCTCACCGCTCGAAGCCAAAGCCCGGCCCAAAGTTGAGGCGGCTGCTCGCCGTATGGGCATCGGCGAGCCCGCGCAAGTCGCAAAGGAGTCTCTCGTGACCACCCCAGCCGCTACGGCGGAAAAGACCCCGGCCGCAGTGGCCGGGCCGGATCTCAAGGAGGCAAAGGCCGTTCTCAAGGCCGCGAAACTCGCCAAGAAGGTGCGCAAGGCCGACAAGGCTGCTCTGTTCGCCAAGGCCGCCGAGCTCGGCCTCAAGAAGGGCGCTCTCAGCAATCTCGCCGATGCGCACGAGGCGGTGCTCGAAACAGTCAAGCACATGACCGAAGAGGGCAAGGACACCTCCAAGTACGAAGGGCTCGCCGGTGAGATCGCCTCGATGATGAGCGACCACGCGGCGGGTGCCGACGAGCCCGACGATGGCGAGGAAGCTGCTGTCGAGAAGTCGGTCAAGCCCGTGAGCCTGAAGAAGGCTCGCAAGGCAGCCAAGGCCGCTAAGCTCGCCAAGCAGGCCGCCCGTGACGAGATCGCCGCGTCGAAGGCGCGCCAGACGCTCGTCAAGATCGGCCGCCGCAACTCGACTCCCGATCAGAAGCACCTCGACGCCGCCGACGAGCACATCGGGGCTCTCGGCGCCACGTTTCATCAGCAGGCCAAGCCGGTAGCGGCGGTCGTGAAGGCTTCCGAGCCGGACGACACCGCAGCCGACGTGATCGCGCTTATTCAGAAGGCTGTCGGACCGCTCGTGGATAAGGACCGAGAGGCTATCCGAGGCGAACTGGCTCAGGTACGTGAGCAGGTCGCAAAGATGGCGAAGGCACCTCTCCCCGGTGGACCGAGGGTCGTGCTCGACCGTGACGGGTCGATCATTCCGGCGCCAGACGGCACGCCGGGCCTCAGCGTTGGCGTGGCCATGCTTCAGAAGATGGCCGACACCGCGAAAGACCCGGTGGAGCGTGAGGCGCTGTCCAAGGCCGCTGCGCGGGAAGGCATCAAGGAACTCCAGGCTCGTCAGGCGGCTGGCTAACCGAACAAGAACCTGCCCCGGTCCGAGCGCGGGTGCGGACCGACCGGCAGCCCCCCTACTCGCAGGGAGAACCGTAAGTGAATCCGTACACGCAGAACCGTGGCGGGCTCAACGACGTTAGCGCCGAGAGCATCGCCGCGATCAAGACCGCGATGACCGGAGGGTCTCGCGTGGCAGGCGATCCGGAAGTGATCGCCAAGGCCACGACGCAGGGCTGGTCTGTCGGCACCGGAGCCGTCGGCCTCCTGCTTGAGCCCCGCCTGGTCAACGTCTTCCCGGTCCTGTCCCCGATCCGCAACTGGATGAGCCGCCACGCCGCCCCCAACGGCGCGACCTCCGTCCAGTGGCGCGCGATCACGGGCATCAACGTCGCCAACCTGAAGGCTGGCGTCGGCGACGGCTTGCGCAACAACGTCGTTTCGACGGCGGAGCGTGACCGGAGCCAGGCGTTCAAGTCCTTCGGCTTCGACGACTTCACGACCTTCGACGCGCAGGACAGCGCGGCCAACATCTTCGACCTTCGGGCGGAGAGCTCGGCTAACCTGCTCGCTGCCGTCATGGCCACGGGCGAAGAGCCGCTGATCCTCGGCGGCAACATCACCGCCCTCGGGACCCCGACATTCGTGGACGGCGACATCACCGATGGGCTCGCCGCCGCGGTTGTTGGGCCGTTCACGGCCACCGACCAGTACGACTTCGCCATCACCGCCCTGACGCACTTCGGCTATGCCGCTGGCGCTGCCGGGCACGTCACCTCGGATGCTCAGGACGAGACTAAGGCTCAGACCGTCGTGGCGACTCACACGATGGCCGCCACGAAGACCGCGCCGACTCTCGTCTGGCCGGCGCTCCGTGGTGCCGTCGCGTACAACGTGTACATCGCTGCCATTCACGGCGGCGTGCTGTGCTACGCTGGCACGACGACTGCCACCAAGGTCACCATCGTGACTGCGGCGGGCCTCGCCACGATCCAGGCCGCTCCGTCCACCTATCCCGCCAGTTCGGTTGGCACGCCGCTCGTTGTGGCTGTGCTGCCGTCCACTACTGGCGTGCCAAACACCAACGATCAGACAGCCGACGCGCTCGCGTTCGACGGCCTGATCCCGCAGATCGAGTGTGCGGCTGGCGCCAGCTCCCCGTATTGGGACCCGACGATCCAGTACTCCGGCGGCGGCTACATGCTCGACATGGCGGGCAATCAGTACACCTCCGACGGAGCCAACGGCATCGTCCAGCTCGACGCGATGCTCAAGAGCCTGTGGGACAACTCCCGCATCGGCCCGACGCGTCTCTACGTCAACAGCCAGGAGGCTGAGGACTGGGGCCGCCTGATCGTTCAGGCCGGCGCTGGCGTCGGCTCCTATCGGATGGTTCAGACGGTGGGTGCTGACGGCACGATCCAGGGCGGCCTTGTCGCCACGGCGTACCGCAACAAGTTCACCTTCCCGAACATCATCCCCATCGAGATCCACCCGTATCTCGCACCCGGTACGGTGCTCGCGCTCTCCGAGCGCCTGCCGTTCCCGCTGGCGAACGTCCCCGCTGCCTTCCAGCTCGAAGTCCTGCGCGAGTACACACAATATGACTGGGCTCTCGTGCAGCGACGCTGGGAGTACGGCATCTACGGCCGTGAGTGCCTGAAGGTCTACTTCCCGGCCGGCTGTGGCGCCATCGTGGGCAACACCAAGCTGTAGAAACCACAGGGCTCCGAGGCCGTTCAACATCCCGGCCTCGGAGCCCACTTCGGAGCACCCGAATGAGCGCCTACTGCACGGTAGATCAGGTCAAGCAACGAGAGACCGGCGATGTGCCGACCGAGTCCAATGCCTGGGATGGGGTCATCGAGTCCCTGATTGAAGAGCGCTCGGATCTCATCGACCAGGAGGTCCGGCAACTCCGCGGCCAGGGCGAAGGCTGGACATTCCTCCCCGGCAGCCCCGTGACTCGCCGCTATACGGGCACGGGCGCGCCCTTGATGTTCATAGACGACGCGGTCGAGGTCACGAGCGTCCAACTGCTGAGCGCGCAGGGCAGCCTCCTCCAGACGCTCGCGCTCAACATCGACTACCTGCCTCAGCCGCTCAACACCCTGCCGATCACCGGGCTCGTCCTGACTCATGGCGTCTGGCCCCGGTATCCGGGCGGTGTGTCGATTGGCCTGACCCCCGGCTACGGGATGACGGTTCCGCCAAATGTTACCGATGCCTGCATCGAAGAGGTCATTCGTGGCCGCCGTGCAGGAATGGCGGGCGTTGACGATCGGCTCGGCATGAGCCCCTACGGCTCCGTGATCGTCTCCAAGGCCCTGTTGCAGTCGACCGTCCGCATGCTCCAGCGCTATCGCTTCGGGGCCGCGATGTTGCGGGGGACGGTGTGATGACCCAGCCCTACGTCCGTATTCATGTCGAGAACCTTGAACAGGTCGAAGCGCGCCTCATGGACCTGGGCGCAGTGAAGATCCCCCGGACGCTCGGGCAGGTCGTGGCCGCTGGCGCGAAAGTCATGCGCGAAGGCATCCGGTCGGCCGGCCAATCGATGACCGCCGGCCAGAGCAAGGTCGCTCCCGGTGGTCTGATCGCGGGCGTCCGATACAAGAAGGCACGCGGCGGCGCCAGTGTCCGGGGCATGGCCGCGGCAGAAGCCGTGGGCAGTGAGGGGCTGGACTACATCGTCGGCCCGTTCGGCAAGAACACGCAGCATCGCCATCTCGTTATCGATGGCCACGAGATTGTTGGGCACGAGCCCTATCTGACCCGCACGGGCGAGCGAACCAGGGGCGTCCCGTTCGTCAAAGCAGGCGCGGAAGCGTCGCAGGGCGCGGCTCTCGCCGCGATCGAAGCGGCCGCCAAGGCGGCCATCGAAGAGGCGGAACGGCTATGAGCAGTCAGATCGCCGCGATGGTGGACTACTCAGCCTATCTTGCCGCGAGCAACGTCCAGAACGTGACCAATCCCCTGACGGGAGCCGTCGTCGGCATTCGGTCTGTCTACGGAGCGGGTCAGAACCTCTACCCCGATCCTCTCCGGGCCGGATCGATGATCGCTCCCGCCATCGAGACGATCACGGAGCCCTTCACGCACGTCTCCGACATCCCCGACGCTCCGTCGATCGTCGCCTGGACGCAGGACCTCCTCGTGGAGCTCGAGTGGGTAATCCCGATGCGGCTGTACGTTCCGCGCATCCCGATGGACGTGCTCCGGGCGACACTCCTGCCCTTCTATGACGCCTACCTTCGGACGTTCTTCCGCGACTCGCGACTCGGCGGCCTGGCCACGGAAGCGCATATCGCGGCGATGCGAGTCGAGGTAGACGGAGATTTGGGATTCCTGGCAATGGATCTTCACGCGTTAGAGGAGGTCCACTGGTAGCCCGTAACCCGACCGCTCCGGTCCGAATGCGAGTTGAGACCGGAGCCCAACCCTTACTCGCAGGGAGAACCCAATGGCACGAGTTCTAGTCGCAGCCCAAACCCCACCGGGGGCATTCCCGAGTCTGCCCGTGACCCCAGGGTCTCGCGCCCTGTCCGAACAGGCGGCGGACACCTCTCTCGGCAACTACACAACTATCGTATCGGGCAAGACTCTCGTCCTTGCCCACAACACCGACTCGAGCGCCCACACGGTGACGTTTACGTCCGTCGTGGACGGACAGAACCGCTCGGGCGACATCACCGCCTACAGCATCGCCGCGGGCGTTACCGCTCTGTTCGGACCGTTCGTCACGACGCCTGTCGGCTGGTCGCAAGCGAGTCCGGCCGGTTCGCTCTGGATGGACGCCAACGACGCCACTATCAAGTGGATCGTCATCACGCAGGCGTAAAGGAGCAGCACTGACATGAGCGCAAGTGTGGGCTATGCCGGCCCTGGGATGCTGGTCAAGTACGGCCCGTCCGCGGGATCGTACCCCGACACCATCGGCCAGGTCCGGGACATAAAGGGTCCGGAGCAGGTAGCCGAGTTTGACGAAATCACCAACCAATCGTCCCCGGCTGCCGTCCCCGGTGGCCGTGCAGCCAAGGAATGGATTCCGACGCTGATCGACGGCGGCACGGTCAGCTTCCCGATCGTCTACAACCCCGCGGATGCGACGCAGTCCGCTGCGTTGGGCGGCCTTCAGATGGGCACCCTGACGTACTTCGAGATCGTCATGGGCGCCTCCGGGCAGGCTCTGTTCTTCGCCGCATATTTCTCGAAGTTCGGCGGCAACTTCCCGTACTCCAAGGCCATGACCGTGGACGTGGAGCTCAAGGTCACCGGGCCAGTCACCGGACCATCGGTCGCTATCTAGTTAGTGACGGAGGCCAACATGGCCAGCATCGGGAAAATGGATCGCGATGGAGCCGTAGTCGAGTACACCGACCACGGCTCCGCGATCCGCTGGCGCATGTTCCCCATCGGGCAGGGGGATGCCCCGGAGACGATCCTGCCTTCCGTGATCGCTCGGCTACGGGCGATCAACAACGACGATCGCCAGAAAGCTCGCGAGGTCAGCCTCGCCATTACCCATTGCGAGGAAGCTTTGCACTGGCTCCTCGCCCTTGAAATAAGGAGGTCAACATGACCGCGAAGATCAAGCTACTTACCCGCGACGAAATCCTGTCCATCGACGACCGCACGCGCGAGCTCGTGGAGGTCCCCGAGTGGGGCGGCTCTGTCTGGGTCCGCTCGCTGTCGGGCCTGGAGCGCGACCGCTACGAAGGCGCGATGGTCGCCTACCGTCGGCTGGCTAAGGGCGGCCTCGAGATCGATCGCGTCGTGACAGACAACATCCGGGCGCGCCTCGTGTCGCTGTCCGTGGTGGACGAGGCCGGCAATCGGCTCTTCACCGATGTCGACGTGATCGCACTGGGTGGCCACAGCGCTCAAGCGCTCAATCGCATCTGCGAAGTGGCGCAGCGGCTGTCGGGGCTCTCCGCGCAGGACGTGGAAGCGCTGAAGGGTGAGATCGAGCGGGACCCTACCGACGCTTCACCTTCCGCCTCGCCAGGGACCTTGGCATGACACGTCGCCGTCTGCTCCGAGAGATGGACTCCGCCGAGCTCTCGGAGTGGATGGCGGAGTATGCCATCGAGGCCGACGAGGCCGCTGGTAGGGAGCCAGAGCCGACCCCCGAGGAGCTCGAAGAGAAGCTGCTCGCATGGGCGAGAAGCCAGAACGCGAGGGCCGCGAAGTGAGCATTGTCGGCGAGATGCTCGTAGCGGTCGGGGTGAACACCGCCCCGCTCACCGCTGGCATGGTCGCCGCTAACGCCGAGTTGCGTGGCTTTGCGACTGAGGCGGATGCCACCGGCAAGAAGGCATCCTCCTCATTCAACGCTGTCGGCGTGGCATCGTTGGCGATCGTCGGCGGAGTGGCGGTCATCGGCGCGGAGTCGATCAAGTCGGCGACCACGTTCCAGAGCGCCATGACCCTCATCCAGACACAAGCCGGCGGCTCGGCTGCCGAAGTCGCCAACATGACGCAGGCGGTCCTGGCGCTGGCGCCTACGGTCGGGATGGGCCCGGATGTACTCGCGGCTGGGCTCTACCACATCGAGTCCGCCGGGCTCCGTGGCGCTCAGGCTCTCGATGTCCTGCGCGTTGCCGCGGAGGGCGCCAAGGTCGGGCACGCCGACTTGGAGACCGTGACCAACGCGCTGGTCGCAGCCAACCAATCCGGCGTCAAGGGCGTTGAGAGCATGACCGGCGCGATGGGGACGCTCAACGCCATCGTCGGCGCCGGCAACATGAGGATGCAGGATCTCACCGATGCGATGGGCACGGGCGTCCTGTCCACGGCCAAGAACTACGGTGTGACGATCCAGTCGGTCGGCGCGGCCCTGGCCGACATGACCGACCAAGGCATCCCGGCGGTCGATGCCGCGACGCGGCTCAATTCGGCGATGCGGCTCATGGCAGCGCCGACCAAGGCGGCCAAGGCCGAACTAGCGAGCATCGGCATCTCATCCATGCAGCTCGCGAACGACATGCGCGGCCCGGGCGGCATCGCCTCGGCCGTGGACGATCTCAAGTCGCACCTCGATGCCTCGGGGCTGTCGGCGAGCAAGCAGGCGGCACTGATCGCGGCGGCATTCGGCGGGAAGCAGTCGGGCGCCATCCTGACCCTGATCGGCAACGTCGACCTGCTCGCGGCCAAGAACAAGGCCGTCGCTGATGGCGCCGGCGCGTTCGGGGATGCATGGGCGACGACGGAGGCGACGACGGAGGCTCGCAGCGCGAATATCAGCGCCTCGATTTCCGCCATGAGCGATGCGATCGGCCTGGCTTTGCTTCCGGCGGTCGACCAACTGCTCGGCGCGATCACGCCCGTTATCAGCGGCCTCTCTTCGTGGGCCATCGCCAATCCGCAGTTGACCGTGCAGATCCTTGCTATCACGGGTGCCGTGGCCGCTCTTGTCGCAGGCGTCATATTCCTGGGGCCAATCCTGGGAGCGATCGGCTCAGTCATTGGCATCGTCGCAAGCCCGATTGTGCTCCTGCTCGGCGCCATCGTGGCCCTCGCGGCGCATTTCGGCTTGCTCGGCAAAGGGGCGCAGGATGCGTTCAACGGCCTGATCGGCCAAGCGCAAGCCGCTGTTCCGGGCATCGTATCCAAGGTCGGGGACATGGCGCAGGCGTTCCTCTCCTGGATAGGCCCGATGATCGGCCCGGCCCTGGCCGCCCTCGGTGATTTCGCCAGCCAGATTATCGGCTGGATCGGTGCTCAACTTCCGGGATGGGTCGCCCAACTCGGCCAGTGGGCGCAGGCGTTCATCGCGTGGATCGGCCCGATGATCCCGCCGGCTCTCGCGGCCCTTGGCCGAATGGCGGGCCAGATCGTATCGTGGATCGGCGCTCAGCTTCCTGGCTGGGGTAGGCAACTTGGCCAATGGGCAGGGGCATTCGTCGGCTGGGTTGGGCAGGTAGGACCGCCGCTACTCAACGCTTTGGGCGGCGTCCTCGACCAAGCGCTGTCGTGGATATCCACAGAGGCACCGGTCCTGCTCGGGCAACTCGTGGATTGGGCAGGGGCATTCATCGGCTGGATCACGCCGATGATCCCGCCGGCCCTTGCAGCCCTGACCAATGTGCTCGTCGGGATCATCAACTGGATTGCCGATCCAGGCGTGCCACGTCTCGCTAAGGCCGTCCTGGAGTTTGCGAAGTCCTTTGTCGCCAACGCCGTCCCCAAACTCATCGACCTTACGGGCAAGTTGCTCACGCTCATCATCGCGGTGGCCGGTTGGATGCTCACCGATGGGGCGCCGAAGATCGCGGCGGCGGCGGTCAATCTCGGAGTGGCACTGGTCAAGGGCTTCATCGATGTCCTGACGGGCAGTGGTGGACAGCCCGGCCTGATCGCCGATATCGGGGCAGCCATCGGCGATCTGATCGGAGCCGTACCCGGTTGGCTCGGCAAAATCTATGACGCCTTTCTCCAGATCGGCAAGAAGATCCTCGGAGGGATCGTCGACGGCATCGGGAACCTCGGAAGCCAGGTCGGCGGGGCGATCCAGAAGGGCGTCGGCTCAATCCCCGGTGTCGGCGCAATTGCGGGCGGTCTCGGAGACTTGCTCCACTTCGCAGGCGGCGGCATCGTGCCGGGTTTCGGCCCGCAACTCATTGTGGCTCACGGTGGCGAGACGATCCTGCCGCCCGACTATCTCACGAGCGGTCCGCTGGCGTCCCCTGTGGGGGCCCCCGGCGGATCATCTGCTAGCGCGAGCGGTGGCTCGACTCGCCTGGAGTCCGCCCTCGAAGCGTTTACGGCCGCGCTGCTTAGAGCCATACAGGCCGGTGTCCCGATCACTCTCGACGGACGGGAGATCGGGGACATGCTCGACCAGCGTCTGCGGACGAGCCTGACGGTCTATCAGCCGCTATCGCCGACCGCGGGGAGCCAGCGATGAAGGCAGTTCTCCTCTATCTCAACGGTGTCGAGGTGGGAGATGAGATGGAGTGGGACCTTCAGACCGAGGAGCTGCTCGGCGGTCCCGGCCGGCAGACCCTCACGATCCAGGACCCCGGCTACGCCATCAACCCTCAGACCAACTGGGACATCAAGGCGGTCGTCGCTAGCAACGGCTGGGTGCTCTATCGCGGCTACATTCTCAACGCCGAGTTGGACCTACCGCCCGGGCGCGACATTCCGGAGTGGATGATCGACTGCGCCGACTACAACGCGATGCTCGATCAGCGCCTCCTCGGAGCCCCGGACGGGACCGTGATTTCCGATCAGGGACAGGGGCACTACGTCTTCGTCGACCCCTTCGCCAACACCCTCGCCACGGACAAAGTCACCGTACAGGCGTGGTTCGACCATTACTTTCGGGTAGGGGCGGAAGCGGCAGATACCGCGAGCTTTGTGAGCGAATACCTGCCCGCCGGGAGCTTTTCGCCGATCTATTGGACCTACACGACGCTCAAGAAGGCTCTCGACGATCTGGCGGCGGTCTGTGGCGCTAATCTCCAATGGTGGCTCGACCCTGACCTAGCCGTGCATTGGGCGTCCGTCCCGGCGTGGTACGACCTGTTGCAGAACATCCTGGACCCCAACGCGCCATTGGCCCGCTTGTTCCCGCAGGGCCTCTCGAGCGTCCTGGACAGTGCGCCGCGTGACATCAACGACGACGTGCCTCCCGATGGCGCTACCTACATCGGTTGCCGTGGTTTGACGTTCACCTTCGATGGCGCGTTGCAGCCCGAGCAGGTCTACGTCAAGGGCGGCACGGGATACACCTATGACACGGGCGTTCCTCCCGCCGGCGTCACCAACGCGCCTACCGGAGCGGCCTCGGTCGGAGGGTCCTACCAGCTCACCGTCAACAGCACCGCGAGTGTCTACACGACTGACGCGCAGGGCTATCTAGCCGACCCGAGCTTGACCATCGATCCGGGCGGCCCGTATCTCGTCACGGCTCGGGTCGTGTCCACAGCTCCTACCGTGCCGACCACAGTCAGCTACACCATCGTCTCGGGCGACAACCTCCACACGATTGCCGCGCACTTCTATGGCAACGCGGCCCGGTGGCTCGACATCTACAATGCCAACGAGGCCGTGATCGAGGCTACCGCCATCGCCCACGGCTACCCGAACTCAGCCAACGGACATTGGATTTTCCCCGGCGAAGTCCTAGTCATCGCCAGCGCTCAACCACCGGTGCAGGGAACGAGTGGCTACTACTGGCTCATGTCCCAGGGGCCTCGCAGCGGCTACCTCATCCCCCAGGGCGACCCGGCCATCACGGTTACGACCATTCCGGCTCCGCCCCCGACTCCGTCTATCGGTATTGGAGGTTCGGGCTGGGTGGGCGGCCTACAGGACCCGGCGAGGCGTCAGTCCTACGTCGATGACTCCGACTCTACGACCGTGGCGCTGCGCGACTCCATCGGGGCGCAGGTCATCTATCGAGGCTCCCGCCCGACACTTCGGGGAACACTGGTCATCGGCGGCGACCATCTCGGCATTGGCGGCATCCTGGACCCGACCCCCGACGGATGGCGAGTGGGGCAGGTCTTCCGACTCACCGACTCGCGCCTGCCAGCGACCATCACCTTCCCCGATGGCACGGTGGCGCCCTTCAACGGCCAGTACTTCGTGATCCAGCGTGTGGCCACGAGGCTCTACGCCGGAGCGGATGCCCGCGAGTACACGCTCGACTGGGGAGACGGCGCTGTCGCAAGGCTGACGACGACCCGCCCGGCTGAGCCCGCCGTTCCCGATCCGGCCGTGCAGATCAACGTCACGATGTCAGATGTTGGCCCCCCGCCCGAGAACTCGCAGATCGTGACCGCGCAGTTTGCCCGATCCGACAACACACCCGTGAAGCTCCCAGGCCGGACGGTGCTGTTCAGCCTCCAGGTGGTCAACTCGTCAATGGTCACGGTGACCGGTCAGGGCTCTCTATCGGCCGTAGCGGTCACGTCCGATCTCAACGGCCAGGCGCGGACCGTGCTTACGACCGGAACCGTGACCGGTCTCAAGTACTTCGTCAGCGCATCGAGTCCCGTGATATGAGCTTCTATCGTGGCGTCACTCCCCCGGCGACCATCGGCGGTGCCGGCGGCGAAGGGCCGTGGTTCGTCGAGATTTACTGCGGGCGGCTAGATCTCGGGGATGTCCTGGTCGGAGACCAATTCGTCATCTGGTCAATGCCCGACGCGATAGGATTCGGTGGCGTCGGTGGCGATCCTCCTTTGGCCTACGCCTGCGGGGGGCCCGGCATGACGGTAACGTTCGTCGAGGTCATCCTGGCCGGCCATTTGATCCTGGCGGTTGCCGATGATCCGGGGGGGGCGATGGCGGTTGCTCACAAAGTCACCGGCAACGTGACGTTCCGAAACTGCGATTAGGAGCCCGACATGGCAAACCCGACTTCCCTAAAGAACTCCGACCTCTTCGACCTCGACACGACCTATGCGGCCGACGGTACCCCTGCCCTCAAGCTAGCCGTCGCTCCGATCACAGCTGGCGGCCTCACTCCCCCGGTAGCGTCTCAGGGGGTCGCCACCCACGCCGCCGGCGGTACGGTGGGTGCCGGAGACGGCGTGGTGGTCATGGCTGGGGTCAATGGCAGCGTCGCTACCCCTCTGGCAGTCGATGACTCCGGCAACCTCACTGCCACGCTGTCTGGCCCCGTCGAGGGGATGGGCGTTGCCGGAACGCCGGCCGGTGGCGTCCTGACCGTCCAGGGCGACCCGGCGGGAACCCCTGCGCCGGTCAGTATCAACCTCGACAACGTTGGCCTCGCGACCGAGGACACGCTGGCCCGCAACACTCGGCAGCCATCCGTGTTCAAGCCGTTCTCGGGGACCGTCATCACGACAGAGACAGCGATCTGGACTCCCGGCTCTGGCCTCTCCTTCAGGCTCATGGGCTTCGTTGTGACTCAGGGCGTTCTGACGGGCGACATCACCGTGCGCGATGGGCTAGCGGGATCAACGATCCTCGTGATCCCCGCCACGCCCACCGGGCAGCCCTTGCCCTTCACCCTTGGTGCCGTGGGTATCCTCTCAGGGACTCCCGACAACGCGCTGACATTCCAAGGGTCTGCCACGGAAACCGTCAGCGGGTTCGTCTACGGCGCGGAAGAATAGTCGGGACATACCTGTTGTTATCGGAAGTGGTTATGTCGTAACGACATACCCTTGACGACCTACGCGCAGTGTGCATACTGCTCACATGCACAGCCTACCGCAAGCCGCCAAGCTCCTGGACCTAGCTCCGGCGACCCTTCGTCAGCAGGTCCGCAACGGCAAGTTGCGCGCCACGAAGGTGGCTCGCGATTGGTTCATCACCGACGAGGAGGTTCAGCGGTATCGCCGCGAGAACCGCCGCGAGAAGGCATCATGACCCTCGCCCGCCCCATCGCCTCTCGCACCGAGCCCGCGTCCCTTCATGGCCCGCACTGCTTCGACGCTGACGGCGTCCCCGTGTGTGGCTGGCCCGAGCTCCATCAGCCCTCTCGCGCCGAGCACATCCGCGCGCTCGACGAGGCGCACCAGCGGGCCCTGGCGATCATCGAAGCCCGCGAGGCCGTCCGATGATCGACTACCGATGCCCGGCGTGTGGCAACGAGGCCAACTGCAACAGCGCCCGCGACGCCACTCGGATGGCTGTCCGGGTGCGTAAGGCAATGCGATCGACCCAGTTCACGAAGCGTGAGCTGAAGCAGATCCGAAAGTGGGCTGCGGCGTCGGTCGCCTCGACCATCGCCGACCGCTGGGCGCGCCTGGTTTGCTGCGTCGCCCAAATCGCGCGGGCGATGGCATGACTCGCATCCAAACCGGCCGTAACCCCCGGCTGGTCCCCGTCTCGGGCCAGGTTGCCCCCTCGGCCTGGCCCGAGACACCCTCGAATCAGGCCACCAGCGCCAACGTCAGCCACGCAGCGCAGCCGGTCCTGATTTGCCGGGTGTGTGGACGTGGAATTCGGCAGACAGCCTCTGGCTTCGGCCACGTCATTGCCGTCCCGCGGTCCGTCGAAGCCGACCGCCATTACCCAAAGCCACAGAGGCCGTTCGCGCCCCTGGCCTGAACGAGGGAACCGTCATGATCGTCGCGATCAAGTCAGTCTTTGGACACGATCTCTACGTCGCCAAGAATGCCGCCGACGTGCGAGCGGCTCTCGTAGAGGCCGCGCTCCGGGACGCGGTCCTCCAGGGCGCGGACCTCCGGGACGCGGACCTCCGGGACGCGGTCCTCCAGGACGCGGACCTCCGGGGCGCGGACCTCCGGGACGCGGACCTCCGGGGCGCGGACCTTCGG